ATGGATCAGATGTCGAAGGATGAGCTTATTGAATTGTTGGAAAAATATGATTCACAAGGTATAACCCATGATAGAGGTCTGATCGTGGAAGATGACAAGAGGTCATTGACCAGCGAAACGCGGACCGTGGAAGGCGATTAATGGTACAACAAATACCCGTAGCAATTTTAAAGCAGGCAGCATCGAACCCTAAAATTTTAGGGCCACTATTAATTAGTACGGTTGGTGCACAGAATGCCAATCAAATAATGAATGCGCTTTCTAATAATCAAATTCCTTTTGATGATGTTTTGAATATTTTAGTAGGATCTCCTATTAGCTCTGTTGTTAATCAAATTCAATCAACTCCTGCTGGAGAAGTTTATGCTCCTAAAGAATCCGATATTGAAGCAGAAAGAAAATTTAACGAAGAATTAAATAGAAAAATATTTTTGCCTCCTGAAGTTTCTATGGATCAAATTTTGTCAACACCAGAGACAACAACGAAACCTGAACCGTTGATCACTCCTGATGTCCCGGAACAAAAAACAAAAGTGGAGGATGTAGGAATGACCGCGGCCCCTGCACCTAGATTACAAGACATGATTATGACAATTCTTGAGCCGCCAGAAAATCCATCTGATGAAGAAAAAGAAATTCAAGAAAGACTTAACAAAGAACTTTTCGATGGACCTATTATAGATTATGTCAAAGGAGATCCTAATATTAATTATAAACAGGAAGCGATTGATAAAGGAGGATATATTGCTGATGCTGCTGGAGGAAAATTTTTTGCTGAGTATCCCACTGAATCTTTTCCAGGTAATGTTACACAATATAGAAACAGAGTTTTAACTTACATGAAACCAGAAGACTTTTTAAAGTTGGCTGGAAAAATAGATTTTAACACTGTAGAGTCAAAGACAGCTTTGAGGCTGTATGAAAACACAAATATTCCATTGACAGTTCCTTTTTTAAACGGTCGTTTAAATGAAGACGGAAAAATAAAAATCAGTGGTCATGAAGGAAGACATCGAGCAGAGTATTTTAGAAGAATAGATCCTGATACCCCTATTCCTGTTTACATTACTGTTAGCGCCCCAAGTGGACAAGAACAGTTTGCTAATCAACAGACGTACAATTACGGAAGATCATTAACAGAAGCAGGTGATATTTTATTAAATGCAGATTTTATTAGTGAAAAAGGTAATCCTGTCGATGTAAAAATACTTGGATATGATATTGAAGGAAAAAAGGCAGGAGAATTTTTCGGTAAAGCAGAAAATATTACTAATCAAATATTCTCTGGACCAGATTTTATAGCTCAAGATATTAAGGTTACAGGTTCAGGTAAGAATAATAAAATACTTGTCAATGATATCTTAACTTTTTTAGATTCAGGAAAAACGAGAGACCTATATAACTCAGAGGATTTTAAATCAGCAGTTAACGAGGCAGTGTCTGAAATAGAGTATCAGCTCACTCAAGATATCACAGGAAAAGGGTGGTATGACGAAGATGTAAAAAAATCAATGGATTTATTGGAAAAAATAAATCCTAAAGTTATAGAGGACCCTCTTTTAAAAGAATTAAGTTTATTTTTGACTGGCATTGCTTCTGCAATGACTCCTGTTGGAGGAGATTTTAAAATTGCGATTCAAATGATTAATACTTTCACTGAAACAGGAAAACTACCTCCTATCAATCCAGTTACAAACAAGCAATGGAATAGAAATACTAATTTAAAAAGACAAATTGATTTTGCTCAAAAATTAATCGATCAAAAAGGTTTAGAAGGTTTTATGTCTTTTTTATTTGAACCTATTTCTAGAAGAGAAATAAATGCTTTAAGAAAAGATTTAGCTAATCTAGGAGCTATTGATCCGAAGCTAGATATTAAATCTGGAGAAACAATCGGAATTGACGATAAAAGAATGTATGGAACAGATGCCTTTGGACCTAAACTAGGTCCTTTCCTCGCTAATCTGCACGGTCAGTCAGATAATAACGTTATTGATATATGGAACGTTAGAGGAATGAATAGACGTTTTGGCAATATGTTTGTCAGAGACAAAGATGGTAATATACTGACAAATAAAGAGGGAAATATTATAGTTGCTGATCAGCCTAGGTCTCAAAAAGAGAGGGCTCAGTTTATTAGGTTCATGAATGAAGTGGCCTCTTTGACTAATTTATCTGTTCGTGACGCACAAGCAATTTTATGGTACTATGAGCAAGGATTATATACAAAGTTAGGAGTACCAAGTGAACCAAAAAAATATTCGGAGGTCGCCCAAAAATTCCTCGAAGAACAGTCAAATGTCTCCTCAGGAAGCCTTTCATCGAGCGATGGCACTAAGAATCAAATTAATGTCTCAAAAAAGAAAAAAGGCGGTTACGTAATACCTTTGCCTGAAATAGACATGTTGTAAAACACCGATTAGGTGGTATAAATAAAAAATGGCAGATAATATCGATAAAGGTTTGTATCAAGTAGGTGGGCCGCCTGAATTAGAGATCATCAAAAAAGAAACTGAAGTAGAAATTGACGGTCAACCTATTCCTACTCCTGAAGGTTTAGAAATTCAAATGGATGAAGAGGGAGGAGCAATTCTTGACTTCGATCCAATGGCCGCGATCCCTGAAGAGGTAGAGTTCTACTCAAACTTAGCAGAAGTTTTAGAAGATGGAGAACTAGGTGAATTATCTGATGAATTAATGGCAGACTTTGAAAGCGACAAGTCTTCTCGTAAAGATTGGGAAGACGCTTACATTAAAGGTTTAGATCTTTTAGGTTTGAAGTTTGTAGAGAGAACAAATCCTTTTCGCGGAGCTAGTTCCGCGACTCACCCACTATTAGCCGAGAGTGCAACTCAGTTCCAGGCAACCGCATTTAAAGAACTATTACCAGCGGGTGGTCCTGTGCGAACAGTCGTCATGGGAGATGAGACTCCAGAAAAATATGCAAAGGCCGGACGCGTTCAAGAGTTTATGAATTTTCAGTTAATGAACAAAATGGAAGATTACACTCCTGAGTATGATCAAATGTTATTTCACTTACCTTTAGCGGGATCGACATTTAAAAAAATTTACTACGATGAATTAATGGATAGACCTGTTTCTAAGTTTGTCCCGGCAGAAGATTTAGTTGTTAATTATTTAGCTACAGACTTAGATAGCTGTGAAAGAATCTGTCAAGTTATTAACATGAGCTATAATGATTTTAGAAAAAAACAAGTTTCAGGTTTTTATAAGGATGTCGATATCTTACCCTCAGATTATAAAGCTGATGAAGTACAAAAGAAATATGATGAATTAGAGGGGATAAGACCAAGTTATGCTGATAAAGCAATTAAGCTTTATGAGTTTCATGTATCTCTTGATTTAAAAAATTTCGAAGACAGAGATCAGATGGGAGAGAAAACAGGAATTAAAATTCCTTATATTGTCACCATTGAAGATGGATCAAGTCAAGTTGTTGGCATTCGTCGAAACTTTGAAAAAGATGATTCAAAGAAAATGAAGAAACAATATTTTGTTCATTATAAATTTTTGCCAGGATTAGGTTTTTATGGTTTTGGTTTAATTCACATGATAGGTGGATTATCAAGAACAGCTACTGATATTTTACGACAATTATTAGATGCAGGAACTTTATCAAATTTACCAGCAGGATTTAAATCTCGTGGTATTCGTATGAGAGATGACGCTGATCCTTTACAGCCTGGAGAGTTTAGAGACATTGATGCGCCGAACGGTGACTTAAGAAATTCTTTTATGCCCCTTCCTTATAAAGAGCCATCACAAACTTTATATAGTTTGTTAGGTTTTGTAGTTCAGTCCGGTCAACGTTTTGCTTCTATTGCAGACATGCAAGTAGGTGATGCTAATCAACAAGCTCCTGTCGGAACAACCATTGCTTTATTGGAGCGTGGATCTCGAATCATGTCAGCGATTCATAAGCGTTGTTATTATTCTCAGAAAAAAGAATTTAAACTTTTATACAAAGTGTTTGCTGATTATTTACCAGAAACATATCCTTATGCTGTAGAGGGTGCAGATCGCACCATTAAAGCAGAAGACTTTGATGGCAGCTTAGATGTTTTACCAGTTTCTGATCCTAATATATTCTCTACTGCACAAAGAGTGACTTTAGCTCAAACAGAACTACAGTTAGCTCAAAGCGCTCCTGATTTACATAACATGAAAGAGGCTTATCGAAGAATGTATGAGGCCCTGGGAATAAAGGATGTTGATCAGATTTTAAGAAAAGATACTCCAGTTGAACCAAAAGATCCAGCAATGGAGCACGCAGATTTACTAGATGGAAATTTAATGCGAGCTTACGAAGGACAAAATCATGACGCTCACATTCAAAACCATTTAATTTTTGGAACTAATCAAATGATTTTAGGTAATCCTCCGATGGCCATGAAGCTTCAAAAACACGTATTGGAGCATGTTTCTTTAAAAGCAAAAGAGCAGGCAATGATGATGTCACAGCAACAACCTATGTCTCCTGAACAAATGGCTACAATGATTGCTCAACTTGAAGCTCAGTCAATGCAGCAATTAAAACAATTATCACAACAATTATCCGGTGCAGGAAAACCTGATCCAGTTGTAGAATTAAAGAGACAAGAATTACAACAAGAGGCACAAAAAGATCAAGCAGACGCTCAAATAGATGCAGCTAAACTACAATTGGATGCTGAAAAACTCAGACAAAAAGTTGCGACTGATCAAGCAAGAATACAAAAAGATTATGATATTGCAGATAAGCGTGCAGAAGTTCAGTATGATAAAATGACAACTCAAACATTGAACCAGGAGAGAAGAGATGCCTCTAAACAAAAAGGGTAAAAAAATCATGAAATCTATGAAAAAAACATATGGAAAGAAAGAAGGCGAAAAAGTATTTTACGCTTCTAAGAATAAAGGCACAATAAATAAAGTTGAAAAGAAGAGTAGAAAAAGTGCCTAAGCCATATTACATTATGGATATGATAGATAAAAAAACAGAAGCACGTGTTCAAAAAATAATTAACGAAACAAGGGGCTTTGTTCAAGATCAAGCAGCAAAAGGAGTAGATCTTGTTGAATTAGCTCAAGTAATGTTAAGTATGAGTCGTGAGGCAATGGTAGATGCTTATGGAGAGTATATTGCAGACACCTATATAACTACTCAAATTAGTAAGTTGCAAACACCTAAAAATAGTTTAACATTACACTAATGACTAAAAAGTTAACCAAAACAATACCACCCAAAAAAGGACCTTCCTCTCAAGGCGAAGCTATTCCTACAGATAAGATGGTAGAAATTAAATCTGTGCCAGAGGATAAGAAGCGTAAAAAAGGTTATGGTATCGCTTCTAAAGGTCTTAAATTCGAAGGAGTATTCTAATGCAAAAATGGATTAAGGATCTTTGGGAAAAGCACCCAAAGAAGAAATGGCTTGTAATCGGCGTAGTTATCGGTTGGGCCGTAGCTCAATACCTCTAAACAATGTTATCAAAAATTTTAGGCGGATCTTTAGTAGACACTGTCGGTAAAGTAATCGACAGTGTCCATACTAGTGAGGAAGAGAAACTTGCCGCAAGAAACAAACTCAAAGAACTAGAAAACGAAATTAATTCTAAACAAATGGATATCAACTTGGCTGATGCTAAATCAGTGGCAGGTGGTTTATCAGGAATGTTACAGCGGTCGTGGCGCCCCCTCATCGGAATGTCCTGTGCCCTAGCAATATTGTGGGAATTCGTATTGAAACAATTTATTGCTTTCTTTTTAGCCGCTTTCAGTATTCAAACAGATCCATTACCTTCTCTTGATTTAGGGGTTCTCATGCCGCTTGTCATGGCATTATTGGGCATGTCCGGAATCCGCAGCTTTGAAAAGTTGAAAAAAATTAACTCCGACAAATAGTGGAACATTTCGATTACAAAGTAAAAAAACTAATTCAACAGAAGATCGAAGAAAAGAAAGAAGATTTATTATCAAGATCTTTGAAATCTTTTGACGAATACCAATATCAATTAGGTAAGCTACATGGACTAGAACAGTTTTTGATAGATTATCAAGATTTGTATAAAAAGGTGATGAAAGATGAGTAAAATAATATTACCAGAAGGTTTTAGTAAAAAACCTAAAGTAAAAGAAACAAAGAAAGAAGATAATAAAAAGCCTGCTATGGACAGAGTTCCTCAAGCAACAGGCTGGAGAATTGTGGTGCTTCCTTATAAGGGAGTAGAAAAAACCAAAGGTGGTTTATTGTTGACAGATAAAGCGATAGAAGAACAACAATTAACAACCAATGTTGGTTTAATTTTAAATATGGGACCAGATGCTTATGCTGATAAAAATAAATTTCCTAATGGACCTTGGTGTCTAAAAGGAGATTGGATTGTGTTTGCAAAATATGCAGGCTCCAGAGTTAAGATTGAAGGTGGAGAAATTCGCATTCTTAATGATGATGAAGTATTAGCAAAGTTAGATGATCCTAAAGATGTACTAACCCTTTATTAAAGGAGACAATTATGGCTGAAGAAAAAATGGTAGACCTTGACACCACAGGAGAGGGTCAAGAGGTTGAACTTCAACAGGAAGATAAATCTACTGAAGAGAATAAAGCTGAAGAAGAAAAAGTAGAGGCTTCCACTGAAGATAAACAAGAAGAAAAAACTGAAGATAATGATTCTAAAGATGATGATTCTAAAGATGACGGCTTAGATAAGTATTCTAAAAATGTTCAAAGAAGAATTAAAAAACTTTTGGACAGGATAGAGAAGACTGAGCAAAGAGAACAGGAAGCTCTTCGTTTTGCAGAAAATGCAAAGAAAAAATATGAAGATTACGAAAATAAGATTAAATCTTTAGACGAAAATTATATTAGTGAATATGAGACGAGAGTAAAATCTCAAATTGAGCAAGCTAAAAAAGCTTATCAAGATGCTCTTTATAACAATGATATCAATGCACAAGTAGAGGCTCAAAGAGCTTTAACCAGGCTAGCTATCGAAGAGGAGAGAGCAGTTGCTTCTAAACAACAAAGAGAGAACTTGCAAAAACAGCAAGAAGGTTTAATGGCTGAAAGACAGTCTCAACCACAACAACCTGCTCCAAGACAACCCGATCCACGAGCCGAGCAATGGGCTTCAGAAAACAAATGGTTCGGTCAAGATGAAGCAATGACTTTTACTGCTTTAGCTCATCATAAAAAACTTTTAAAAGAAGGTTATGACCCTAAAAGCGATGAGTATTATGAAGAAATCAATTCATATATGAAAAATCAATTTCCTCATAAGTTTGAGCAAAAACAAGAAGAAGAAGTCAAAGAAACTAAAGAGAGAGCACCACAAGTGGTTGCTTCTGCCTCTCGTTCAAAAACAACAGGCGGTTCAAAAAAGGTAAAGCTAACTCCTAGTCAAGTAGCAATTGCGAAAAAATTAGGTGTACCCCTTGAAGAATACGCAAAATATGTATAGATTGGAGACAATATGGTAAATAAAACGCTAAGATCTAGTGATACTAGGGAAAAGACAGCTCGTAAAAAAGGTTGGACTAGACCTTCATCATTAGACGCACCCCCAGCTCCAGATGGTTACAAGCATCGATGGATTAGGGACTCAGTCAGAGGTTTTGATGATTATAAAAATATCTCTGGAAAATTACGAGAAGGTTGGGAATTAGTCCGAGCCGACGAGTATCCTGATTGGGAACTTCCGACCATTGAAGATGGTAAGCACGCTGGTGTGATAGGGGTAGGAGGGTTGTTGTTAGCTCGAATGCCAATAGAGTTAGTTGAAGAACGCAATGACTATTTTAAAGGGTTAACCGAAAGCCAAAAAGAGGCTATGGACAGTGACCTATTGAAAATCGAGGATCCACGGATGCCGATCAGCAAACCCCAAAGGCGAACCAATGTAACTTTTGGTAAAGGAAACAAGTCGTAGTCGGCACATTTGTTTTTAACCAAACTAACAACATGTATTACGAAGGAGTAATAAAATGGCAAATCAAAGCTCAGGTTTCGGATTTCGTCCAGTAAAAATGCTTGGTAGTGGTTATAACAATCAGGGCCAAACAGAGTATACAATTGGAAATAACGAAGGTTCCGCAATCTATCAAGGCGATCCAGTCATCTTAGTTGCTAATGGCGCTATTGACATTGGATCAAGTGCCGGTGCTGAGGTTCTTGGAATTTTTAATGGTTGTGAATATACAGACCCTACAACAGGGAAACCTACATTCAGCAATCATTATCCGGGCAGCATAGCAGCGGACGACATTAAAGCATTCGTTATCGATGACCCAAATGTAATTTTTGAAGTCAAATGTGATGACAGTAATGCAGGACAGGCTCAAGTGGGTACAAACGCTAATATCGCAACTTACTCAGCAGGATCAAATAAATCAGGTATCTCTGCTGTAAAAATTGATGGTAGCACTTTTACCACCAACGCTGGAGCAAACTTTAGGGTTGTAGGTCTTTCAACAGATCCAGATAATAATGATTTCGCATCAGCGAATGCTAACATTCTTGTCAAAATCAACTTACATTCCTTAACAGACACAACAGGCATATAGGAGGTTAAATTATGGCTATATCTAGAAGTCAACTCGTTAAAGAGTTAGAACCAGGTCTAAATGCACTGTTTGGAATGGAATATTCACGTTACGAGCAAGAGCATACAGAAATTTTCGATCAAGAGTCATCTGACAGAGCGTTCGAAGAAGAAGTAATGCTATCAGGTTTCGGATCTGCTCCAACCAAGTCAGAGGGAGGTTCAATCTCTTATGACACAGCAACCGAAGCTTACACTTCTCGTTACACACACGAAACAATTGCATTAGGTTTTGCAATCACAGAAGAAGCGATTGAAGATAATCTCTACGATCAACTTTCTTCTCGTTACACAAAAGCTCTTGCAAGATCAATGGCAAACACAAAGCAAGTCAAAGCTGCTGATGTTTTAAACACAGCTTTTGCTAGTGCCGGTGCTGCGGGTACTAACCCAGGTGGTGATGGTGTTTCACTTATAAACACTCAACATCCATTAGCAGTTGGTGGTACAATGGCAAATAGATTGTCAACAGATGCTGATTTAAACGAAACATCTCTTGAGCAATCTTTAATTGACATTGCTGCGTTTGTTGATGAGCGTGGTCTAAAAATAGCTACTCAAGGTAGAAAATTAATTATTCCAAAGGAACTACAGTTCACTGCGGACAGATTAATGAACTCTACTTTAAGAGTAGGTACATCAGACAATGACATCAATGCTATCAGAAACATGGGAATGATTCCTGAAGGTTACGTAGTAAACCACTTCTTAACTGACACAGACGCATTCTTCATTAAAACTGATGCACCAAACGGTCTAAAGCATTTCGTGAGAACTCCAATGAGCACAGCTATGGAGGGTGATTTCGATACAGGCAATGCAAGATATAAAGCTAGAGAGAGATACTCATTTGGTTTCTCAGATCCTAGAGGTATATTCGGCACATCTGGCGCTTAATAAACACTTATTAATTGAAGGGCGTATGTCTTTGACTGCGCCCTTTTTTTATGCTCTAATAGAATCACTAGCATAATAGATTACATAGACTGAGCTAGTCAGACGGTATAGAGACTATGTAATCGGTCTATACAACCTAGGAGGTTTATAATGGCAAATACAACTTTTTCAGGACCAGTCAGATCAGAAAACGGTTTTGAATCAATCTCAAAAAACGCAACTACAGGTGCGATTACTGTAGGAACTTCTTACAGCAACATCATTACAGGTTCCGTGCAATCTTTAAGTGGTGCAGGAGCTGTTAATCTTACAGATCTAATTACTGAAGTAACAACAACTGGTGCAGATGCACTTACTCTCGCTAATGGTTCAACTGGTCAAGTAAAAATTATCACAATGATCGTTGACGGAGGAGACGGGACTTTAACTCCAACAACTCTTGCTGGTGGTACCACAATCACTTTTAATGACGTTGGAGACGGTGTAGTTCTTGTTTACGGCACAGCAGGATGGGTTGTTGTTGGAAACAATGGCGCTACAATAGCGTAAGGGGGTAAATGATGGCTGATTCTGACGTAAAATCAAAACGCATTACTGCTACCGGTTCTGTCGGTGTTGGTCCTGCACGTATCCGCCAGATACAGTTGAAAACAGCTTCAGGCACACCTCGACTTACTGTTACTGATGGTAATGGTGGGGCCACCGTGCTTGATCTTGATTTCAATGCATCTACCACGCACTCAGTTAACATTCCGTCCAATGGTATTCGTGTTAGCGACATTCATGTTTCTACTTTGACGAATATTGATGCGGTAACGTTCTTCTTCTGCTAGGGTAGAACATGGCAGATAAACAACCGCCAAAAACAAAAAAATATTTCCGCTCCACTAAATCTGGAGCGGGAATGACTAAAGCAGGCGTTGCTCGTTATAGACGAGAGAATCCTGGTTCTAAATTAAAAACTGCTGTGACAGGTAAAGTTAAGCCCGGTAGTAAAGCAGCAAAAAGAAGAAAGTCGTTCTGTGCTAGAAGTGCAGGACAAATGAAAAAGTTTCCTAAAGCAGCAAAAGATCCTAATTCAAGATTACGCCAGGCACGTAAACGTTGGAGGTGTTAAATGAAACAAGATTGGTTTATGTGGTTATGTTCTATTGTCTTAATCTCATTAGTTCTTGCATTAGGCTTCTCTAAAAAAAATTTACACGCTGAGACCAATACCGTGTCGAGTACGGTAGTAAACAATACTCCACCAACAGCAAATGCACCCGTTCTGCCCAATTCAAATAGTGATATTTGTAAAGTTGGTGTGGGCGGTGCAGTTCAAAATAATGTTTTAG